TACAAAGTACCCGACAACTGAGATTGAATTTTGGGCGGACTCTGTGGCTGTGAACATTATTGATGCAAGCCGGTGGGGTAATACTTACTCTGCCGGTTTGCAGTTAATTGTTGCACATTATTTGGTATTGCAATCGCTGGACAAAAAAGCCGCTGCAACTGGCGGTGTGACGACTGGCGGTGTTATTGCGAGTAAGGCAGTGGGTTCGGTAAATGTGTCTTACGATAACAGTGTGGGTGCTATTGATGGTGCTGGCGATTGGATGCGTACTAGCTACGGTCGCAGGTTCTACAATTTATCGCGATTATTTGGCGCGGGTGCGGTGCAGTTATGAGCGTATCTGTTTTAGTCGATCACACAAAAGAATTGATGGCGACGCTAGAAAAGCTGGCGAAAGTCGGCAGTATTTTTGTCGGTGTGCCGGAGGAAAAAGCATCGAGAAAAAGCAGCGAGATGAACAATGCAACGCTTGCTGCAATCCATGAGCTTGGCTCACCTGCCGCGAATATTCCTGCTCGCCCATTTCTCAAGATTGGCATTGCGAAAGCGCAGAAAGAATGCGTGAACATTTTGGGTGTTGGTGCTGCTAAGGCACTTACCAATTTTGACGCTGGCGATTTGGTTAAAGCTCAGGACAAAGCAGGTTTAGTTGCGCAGAATAGTGTGCGCGGTGTATTTACCGGTGGTGAATTGAAGCCGCTTGCCGAGTCTACGTTAAAAAAGAAAGGTAAAAAAACCACGCCGCTTATTGATACCGGCAGCCTTCGCACTTCAATTAGTTATGTGGTGCGCTGATGGCTATTATTGATGTGACAGAGTTACTCGGTGATGCGGATTTTGTCGATTCGTTCTCAGTGATTCGCCGCGTCAATTCCGTGAATAATTATGGCGAGAATGTATTATCAGAATCAACCACTTCTGGTGTGGTTGGCAGCGTTCAGCCTGCAAGCCCCGATGACATGCAAAGACTCCCTGACAGCGTTCGGCGTAGAGATGCCATAACGGTTTACAGTGTGACGCGCATTAGTCCTGACGCTTATCCTGATGTAGTTGTCTGGAATGGAAAAAAATATCAGGCGCAAACTTCTGAGGATTTCGGGAATTACGGCGCTGGCTACACAAAAGCAATTTGTACTTTAATTGAAGCTGGGAATGGTGGCGCTACGCCGCCTCCTGTGCCTTAGGGTTGTGAGATATGGCTGACAGTTCTACAGGCGGTTATTTGCCACCAAACAATCTTCCAGATGCAGATAAATTATTGCACCGAGTTTTGCATGGTTATGTTGTTGGTGTGACTGGATTGATTGCTGGTAATGTTAGACCTCGCTGGCAGAAAAACCCTCCAGAAATACCTGCGAGCAATGTTGACTGGTGTGCGTTTGGAATAACTGAAATTAGTGGTGGGCATCCGTATCAGGTTCAGGTAAATGTTGGTGGTGAAGAAACAAAAGCAAATTTAATTCGTGACGAATTGATTACATGCCAAGCAAGTTTTTACGGTGAGAATAGCGGTTTATATTCCGAGCGTTTGGTGTTAGGGTCTAGCATTGCACAGAATCGAGAGTCGCTATATTTGCAAGGTTTTTCTGTGATTTCTGCAACGACAATTTTACGCAGTGCAGAGCTTGTGAATGATGTGTGGTTAGATCGTCAGGATATAGAAATAATTTTCGGGCGGCGCGTTGTTGTTGAATATAACGTGCTGCATTTTTTGGGCGCCGCTGGAACTATGGAGACAGAGACAGCGGCAGAAAGTTGGAAAGTAGAGGGTTAAAAAAATGGCTACAGGGTTAAGTGTTAATCGTTTAATTCGCACAAGTGTAAATCTATCACCGGTTGCCGCTGCGCGTCGTGGATTCGGTACGCTGTTGGTGTGTGGTGATAGTGATGTGATTGATGTTGTAGAGCGCATTCGTTCTTATACAACTTTAGAAACAGTTGCTACAGATTTCGGTACAAGTGCTGCTGAATACAAAGCGGCTGTATTGTACTTCTCGCAATCGCCACGCCCTACCACTTTGATGATTGGTCGATGGGCTCGCAATGCCACCCCTGCAATTTTGCGCGGCGGTGCGTTGAATTCTACCGAGCAAAACATTGCAACATGGAACGCCATTACCAACGGTGGTTTTAATATCACGATTGGCGGCGTTGCAAAAAACGTAACAGGTCTTGATTTTTCTGGTGCGACAACTCTGACGGCTGTAGCTGCTTTGATTCAAGCGGGCATTTCCGGCGGTGTTGCTACCGTAGAATGGAACGGTTCACAGTTTGTTATTGAGTCAACTGCAACGGGTGCTACTGCAAGTATCACCTATGCGACGGCTGGTAGTGGTACTGATATTTCCGCCACGCTGAAACTGACAAGCGGCACGGCTTCTACTGCGCCGATTGCAGGTCTGGCCGCTGAGACGGCGTTGGAGTGCACCGCAGTAATGGCTGATAAGTCTGCAGTGTGGTATGGCTTGACGTTTGCTGCATCCACGCAGCCGGACACACAGAGCCACTTGGACGTAGCCGCGTATATCGAGGGCGTTGATCTTGATCGCATGTACTTTGTCACTACACAAGATGCTGGCGTTATGGATTCTGCTGATACATCTAACATTGCTGTGGATTTGGAGGCACTCGCTTACAAGCGCACTTTCCTGCTGTATTCCGGCAGTAATGCTTATGCTGCTGTGAGTGCGTGTGCGCGTGAATTTGCTGTTAATTTTAATGCGAATAGATCAACCATCACGCTGATGTACAAAACAATGCCTGGTGTTGTTGCTGAAGTGATTACTGAATCGCAAGCGCAAACGCTAAAGGCTCGCAAGTGTTCTGTGTTTGTTGAGTATGTAAACGACACTGCCATCATTCAATATGCGGCGATGGCGAGCGGTCATTTCATTGACGAGATTCACGGCTTGGCTTGGCTGAAAGATGCGGTTCAAAACGCTGTATACAATTTGCTGTACCAAAGCAAAACAAAAATTCCACAAACTGACGCGGGGCAAAATCAGATTATTGGTGTGATTTCCGGCGTTATGCGTGAAGCATTAAACAATGGTTTGATTGCAGAAGGTCAGTGGAACGCGGACGGTTTTGGTCAACTTGAGCGCGGTCAAATGCTGAACAACGGCTTCTACATTTTCACGCAACCGATGGCTATGCAAGATCAAAGCATCCGCGAGCAGCGTATCGCTCCACCGATTCAAGTTGCTATCAAATTGGCGGGCGCGATTCAGGAATGCGATGTGATTATCGATGTTAACCGCTAATTATTTGGAGTAAAAAATATGAGCACTTATTCTTTTTTGGATGTAAACGCAGCGATTAGCGGCGTTGGTGGTAGCGTCATTCTTGGCAACGGTTCAGGCGCGGCTGAGGAAGGCATCACGATTGCGATGGTGGATGATAAATCCGCAATGACCATTGGTGCCGACGGTCAAGGTATGCACTCACTGAGCGGATCACGCGCTGCCACAGTGACTTGCCGATTTCTGAAAACTTCTCCGGTTAATGCGCTGCTGATGGCAATGTATAACCTGCAAACTGCAAGCAGTGTGACTCACGGGAGAAATACGATTGTGGTTACTGATTTTGGGCGAGGCGATACGATAACAATGACAGGCGTAGCGTTCAAAAAAGCACCCGATATTAACTACGCGAAAGACGGCGGCACTCACGAGTGGGTATTTGACGCGATAAATGTTGTGCATGTTTTGGGTATTGGCGTTCCAGAGGTGTGATGCGTGGACTTTGAGCTAAACGGCAAAGAGTATCGGGCTGGCGTTATTGACGCGAGAAAACAATTCCACATTGTTCGAAGACTTGCGCCGATTTTCGGCAACATGGCGGCGGGTGGTGATACCGCTGTCATGCTTGCGAATGCAATCGGTTCGCTATCGGATGATGACGCAGATTATGTTTTGTTCGGGTTGCTTGCGGTTGTGAAGCGTAAAGAAGAAAACGGCTTGGGCTGGTCGCCGGTGTCGAATAAAACGCAGATGATGTATGCCGAGATTACGATGGCTGAAATGTTGCAGTTGGCGTTCAAAAGTTTTGAAGCGAATATGCAGGATTTTTTTTCCGTCAGCCGCTCGGTTTTGAGCCAAGCGAACCCGACACAAAACGCGGAGTAGTTTGGGTTAGTTTGCCGAGCGGTGAGGATTGGTTGTGGCGACCTGTAGCCGAGGGGATGTGTAAATACGAGTCGGTGATCGATGGCACTTTAACGCTGGCGGATATTGCAACGATGAATGACATTTTATCGGTTAAGTGGGAAAACGAAAAACGATTTCATGAGGCGAACAAGTGAGCGCAACGGTATTAAAAGAGTTTCTCGTTAAGCTAGGATTTGAAACCGACAAAGGCGGGATGTCTAAGTTTTCTTCCAGTGTTGTGGATGCTGGAAAAGTTGCTGCAAAAATGGGAG